TAGGAGAATCGCTGAAGCGATGGTAAAGGCGCAGAATGCAGATTCTTGGTTGAAGAACAATGCGAAGCACGCTACCTCTGTGCAAGAGGTCATGGGACAACTGCTGGAGATGACGTGGACTGAAAGAGCGGGAGACTCCTTGCTCAACATGATAGCACTGCCACTTGATGGTACAGATGTCACGATGGAGGACCTACAGGAGATGGTGATTGATGAGCGATGAAATGACGAGAGGAGAGGCCGAGTGTGTGCAATGTGGCACGACATTCAGTTTCAGGCTCAAGAGAGGTAGAAGGCCGAGACTGTGCGGCCATGATTGCAAGAAGGCATACAGGAATGACAAGATAAGAGCGAGCAGGAAACCATCTGTAAGGATGTACAACTGCATCACTTGCGGTGTCGAGTGCTCACAGACGGGACTGGGGCCGGGTAGGAAGTATTGCGTTGACTGCAACCCAAGGAACATGAACAGGGTCAGGACCTTCACATGCGACGTATGTGGGAAGGAGGGTCAGCAGACGACTAGAGGTACGGCTAGGAAGAGATGCATCACATGCAAGCCCGAGGTCGAGCGTGAAGCAGTAGTCAGGACGTTCACCTGCGAGGTATGTAACGAGCCCGGTGTGCAGACTGGCAAAGGTCCAACGAGAAAGAGGCACGAGCACTGTAAGCCGAAGTTGGATGGTAAGGTGAGAACCTACACATGCGTTGACTGTGGCAAGGTCAATCAGCAGTTCGGCAGGGGAAGGCTGAGAGTCAGATGTATCGAGTGCAAGCCTGATTTGAGTGTATTTAAACCTCAAAACGATGAGCACACGCAGAAAGCAATAGAGATAATGAATGCGCTTGGCATAGAGGGGGCTTTGTGATGGCTTGTCCGGGCTGTAGAGCGAGACATGAGGACGAGTGTATATGTTGCACGCATTGGAACTGGCAGATTGTGTCTTTAGAAGAATGGGATGACAAGACGATGTGCTTCAGCGTAAAGTGCAAGGAGTGCGATTTGAGGGGATACGTCGAGTATACAATCAACGAGGACAAGACCACGATGGACATCATAAACGAAGTGATTTGGGATGAGTAGTTTCCAAACACACGGATACAGGCTCGGGATGCTCTTCGGATTGAAGCCTAAGCAAGTCATGGAAGGCGTCAGGTTGTACAACACAATCATCACTCACGACATGTGGAACAGTAAGAGGTCAAGGGTATCGCTGATGACGGATTGCATGTATCTGATGGGCAAGAAGTACGAAACAGGCATAACAATTGAAAAGGCAAAGGTACTCACAAGGGAAGAGTTCGGTGTGGAGACACAGCCGAGGCCCAACACTTGGAGTGAACTGCGTGATGTTATACTCAGACATAGCAAGTCTCCATGAGCATTATTACTACGGTAGGAAGAATCCACTGATAGAGACTCTCAGAGAGGCAGAAGACCAGTATATATCCGATTTGGCTACCATACTGTTCGCAGAGAGGTGCGAGGTGTGGTCGTTCGCGAAGATGGTATCACACGTGGCACGCACCACAGAAATCTTTCCTGATGTCGTAATCGATGTGGTGAAGAATAAAGAAGGCTTGATTGACAATCTAGTGAGTGAGTCAGGCAATGCGAAGAGATGGAGCGTATCTAAGGCTGCGAGCATGATGATTGCTTTCACCAAGCAGACATCACCCATCACCTTCCTAGACATAGCGAAGGAAATCAACCAAGTCGAGGCCCGTCTTTTCTGGAGGACCGTGTTAGGTGCTCGCAAGAGGATAACCAAAGAGACATTCTTGAGAGCAGTCTTGCGCAACGGCGTGGATGGGAGTGTATTGTTGCGTGGTAGGTTGCTTGGTGATAACATAGAACTCCATGATGCCATACAGACCATGCTGCACTCTCCTGAACGATTCAGCGATGACTCATTCACAATCTACGTACCTAGAAGGGTGAAGGCTTGGAGAAACACAGTGAACTTGAAAGAGTACAATGGTGGTCTGTGTCAATTGATAGAGGGGAAAGGCAGCAGAACCATAGAACACAGGGATGACTGTGTTGTGGAGAAATCGAAGCAGGGTCAGATTTACGATGCGTTCTTCCCTGATGAGCCTGATTTGTCATTGAATGAGAGATTGTCGAGGCTCAGTGGGCTTGATGTGCTGATGCCCGTTGCAATACCATCTTGGTCAACCATAGAGGACTGGGCAGAGAAGAACACGGTCAGGTTTCCGAATACGAATCCGTATGATGTTCAACAGGAAGGCGCTCATATACTCGTCCTTGATTACCACATACACCCTGTGCGTCTCTCATGGTACAAGGCGGGTGAGATTGATATCGAACTGGGTATCGAAGTGCTTGATGGCACTGACTACTTCCAAGTCGGGAGTGTGAAGACGACTACTCTCGATGAAATGTCTTATGTCTACAGGGCATTGAAGCGTTATGATGTGAACGAATTACCGAATGTTGGCATCAAGTACGAATTACCAGCACATACTTGTGTTGTTATGTCTGTATCCTCTCCCTCATTTAATTCGACTGGGATGTGTTTTGAGCACGCTGTCTTCCACCAGATTGAGAATAACATGGGAATAACCGACCTTACTCAGTTGGTTGATTTGATGGTGATGGAATGAATGAGAAGTTCTTCATGAGAATCGGTGTACTGCTCTACGGTATAAGATTCAGTGTGAGATTGAAGAAGGATAAGAACTCCAAGTTCGGCTATCGCGGGGAGATGACGATGAGACACCCGGAACCAGAGGTGCTGCATGATGTATTGGGTAAAGAGCAAACGGTCTACTCATCGAAGAGCGATATTCAGAAGATGGTGAACTACATCGAGAAGACGTGTAATGCCTACAACTGCTGGAACCTTCTTCATGACAAGAAAGGTCTTGAGATAGTAAAATGGGGTTTGAAGAATCCATTTCCCAGTGACTGGGAATCCATGAAGATGTGGGCTAGTGAGTTTGATGAGATGATGGAAAAACCTGTGTTTCTTTAAATAGGGTTAGATTTGCAAATGTCATGTGGAATGAAAAGTCGAGGCCTAGTCGTGTTGAAGACATAGCAGGTAACTCCGAGTTGAAGTCCAATATACTATCTTGGCAGACTAATGGAGCCCCTGCTGCCCTTCTTTTCGTAGGTCCACCGGGCACCGGTAAGACCACCACTGCTAGAGTCATAGCGAATATGATGCTAGGAGATGATGTAGAAGTCAATTATGAGGAGACCAATGGCTCTGATGACAGAGGGATATCATTCATCCGTGAGGACTTGAAGACGTTCCTCCGTGTAAAACCGTTAGGCGTTGAGAGGAAGGTCATTCTGATAGACGAGGCTGATGGGCTAACGACTCAGGCACAGGATGCCATGCGTCAACTCATAGAGAACTACTCACACAATGCTCTCATAATAATGACAGCGAATGAGATGGAGAAGATTAGACCTGCCATCCGTTCAAGGTGCGCCACTTACAGATTCAAACCGCTGACGCCAACAGAGGGGGCTGCGAGGCTCTGGGATGTCTGTAAGACATGTGGTGTCCCTGATGGTGTGCTCAATGAATGGTCGAAGAGCCTACCTGCTTTGGTCGAGCACATGAATGGTGACCTTCGCTCATGCATCAACATCTTGGAATCACTACCACAAACCACTCTAGCGCTCTACAACAGAGTTGAGAAGATACAGGCAATGGCATCGGTTGACTTGGCAGAACTCGTAGCCGAGGGCCAGTTCATGAAACTGAGGAACAAACTTCATCTGATGCTAGATAACGGCAGTGACTTGCGAGCGGTGATGAGCGTGCTTTACAGGGATATGAAGAAGCAACTCGACGCATCGCTGACCGATACGAGCCTATTCGACGCGATGGTGGCCTATGGGGATATCATGACCCACATCTACACATGGCCTGACAATGCACATTCCTTCTGTGACTACATGGTCGCAGCAATAAGAAGGGAAACAAGGTGAACACAATGAGTGAAGAACATAAAGCCGAAATGGAAAAAATGATGAACGACAGTAGTGGTGCTGGAAATCCTTTCAACAAGGCACAGCAGATGCAACAGCAGCAGAGCGAGCAGACTCTGCCGCAAGGTGTCCTTGAGAGAATCGAGAAGACCGCTGAGAGAACGGGTGAGTCCAAGCAGGAGGTTGCAAACTTCTATCTGAACTACATACAGAAGGAGTTCGGATGCGATGATTGGTCTTCTGAGGATGAGGACTTACTCATAGATTGGGCTGAGTCGGCATTCGTAGCGACTAGGAAGGGACCGACCACAGGTGCTGGAAACGAGATGTACGTCGGACAATTCGTAGGCGTCGATGCTCGTTCCGACAACCGTGGCACAGGTCTGATGAACTGGATATCGAGGTTGTACAGGAACGACCCGAACGAGGCAATGGCACGTGGTGCGGGTCACTACGTCGTCAGCAATGGCCTTTGGAGTGTTGAGACCGCCAATGGAAAGATAGATACCTCGCAATCAGCGGAGGAAGAGCCTGCTTGTGGTATACACTTGGGCGGCAACGACTACATCTGCTTCGTCAGCAAGAACGGTAGCCCGTACAGCGTTGATGAGATGGGCAGGTACGCTTGGTTCCTCGGCAACTCCAAGGAAGCCTTCGTCAATGAGGGAAGAATCGAGTTGTGGCGTGTTGACCTGAAAGGCGAGGACACCGCTAGGAGAATCAGAGTTGGAGAGCCATGCGTCATATCAGCAAGGCCACCACGCGAGAATGATGAGTACAGGAAAGACGTGCTCGATACGAGAGAGGGCTTCATAGACACAATCAATTATCGTGATGACTTCGTTGACGAGGACGTCAGGAAACTGCTCAAGCCATCGATTTACTGGACAAGTAGCGAGTTCCATGACATGTTCGTGAATCTCAGTGAACTAACCGAGGCATACGAGTCAGGCTCAAGAGAATGGTCTAGCAAGGATGGAAGGTCAGGTCGCACCGGTCCCTTGGTATTCGTGAAAGGCAACGTGGTCCGTATGTCAACAGACGCACGTGAAACCGAGTACGACGAGGGAGGCAGGTCATACAGCCTCTCCGTGTCATCAACCGGATTACAATCGATGTACGGCGGAGGTGCTGGTTCAGAGGTGCTTTGCAACATAGGAAGCGCTGTCCATGACATGACCACGCCCTTCCACTTCACGGACACAGACGGTGAGAAGTACAACTATGCCGAAGGCAGTACCATCTTCGTGTTCGGTCGTATAGGCATGATGAGAAGAGACAACACAGAGGTTCCCAAACTGACAGCGTTCGGTATCTATTGCGACTCACGTCGCGCTCGTAAGGGTGCGTCGGGTGGTAATGCAGACCCATCGCAGTTTGAGTGAGGAGATGATTAAATGGCAAAGAAAACATTAGCAGACATAAAGAAAGAGAATGATGAATTGAAAGCAGCGGCAGCGAGAGTCCCAGAACTTGAGCAGTATATCGCTAAGATGCAGTTGACAACAAGCCTGCTTGAGAGGCACGCTAACACCGTGATGCAAGCAAGCCAAGCGCTCCTGCGTGACATTGAAGCACTGAACAAGGCAAGTGGAGGGCA